CAACACCCGTATTTCTTGTTCTAACAGTTCTGCCAGCTTTTTCCGGTTTTGCCACGCTGTCAAATACTGCAACAAACCCTCCAACCTATCGCGCTCAGTTTCCATTGTGTCCTTTCTTTGTGCTTGGCTAGCCAAGAACGATTTGAGAGTGTATCAGGAACCGCCTAAGGGCACCTGATACACTCTCAAATCGGATTGGCAATGCCAAATCCAAAAAGATTTCTCAAAAAGTTTGCAATTGCAGCAGTTGCAAACCCTAAAACAACCCGTACACTCGTCAGTATGGGTGCAATGCAAAGAAGAAAGGGTGCAGCTGGTGAACGCGATGCTGCACAGAATCTGAAGTTCAACACGGGTCTGATTGTCGAGCGTAATGCTCGAAATGGTGTTGCTGGTGCTGCTGATCTGGTTGGTCAGGGAATCGCGCTCGAGGTGAAGCGCAGGAAACGATTGTCGTTTCACAGGTTCCTAGACCAGGCAGGGAAACACATCAAGAACAGTCGGGGTGAACTTGTAGGGTGTGAGGCCACCCTGATTGGCGTACTAAGTAGGGAGGATAATGGCTTCTGGCACCTTACTATCCCACTGTGGCAGGCATGGACACTATGGAACTTGATGAATGAGCAGCGTGAAAAGACACGGCAACTCATGGCACAGCATCAGCAAAAGTTGCAGGCTCCGGTTCCCAGTGTGCCAGAACTGCCACCAAGCGTTCAGCAGTGAAGTGCATCACATTGTGCCTATCCGGTTTGGAGGCAGCATTTTTGACCGAAAAAACCTGCTTGCTGTCTGCAAAACGTGTCATAAGCAGCTCGATCTGGTGGCTAAACACAGGGCTAATGTTGGCAGTAACCCCCGAGAGGGGGGGGTGTTGACGGTCACCGCGTCGCCCGTCCTCAATCGGGCGAGACGCGATAAAAAGCGTAGTTTGGAGCGTATTGAATGGCAACCGCGAGTGAAATAGTCAGGGAGTATCTCACAAACGTTTGTAAAAAAAACATTTTGGCAAACCAATTTGTTTGCGGCTGGGCCGCCGAAAGTTTGGCAAACTTAGCTGGTTGGAATCTGTCGAGGGTTGACACCTTTGCGGAGTACGCCAGCCAGTTGCAACAGACTACCGGCAGCCGGGCCGGGCAACCGCTCGAACTACTGCCTTGGCAATTGGCTGTTGCTGCCCAGCTGCTATGCGACCCCGACTGTAAATGCCTGTTGGTAGTAGTGGCCAGGGGTGCCGGCAAAACCGAGCTCGCCGGCGCGCTGCTCTCGTATGCGATGCTGACCGAAGGAGGGCGGCAGCAGTTCTACGCTGTAGCTCCAAAGCTGTCTGCGGCCCACATTGTGTTTGATCGAACCAGAACCATGGTTCGGCAAATGGATCCGACAGCAGAGGCCTCAGACTCAATGGCGCAAAGCACTACGGGCGGGTGGATCCGGGCAAATGACTGTACGATGCGCGCACTTCCCTGTACGCCCCAGGCCATGGACGGCCTGGCGGCGCGGTTAGTCATAGCCGACGAAGTAGCCAGAATGGATAGGGCGTTCTCCCGCGTGTTGACCGGTCTGGCAAAAGACCCGGCAGCGCAGCTGCTGGCTATCACGACACCCGATGCGCAGCAGAAAAACCAACCAATCTGGCCGTATTGGACGGCGTGTTTAGCGCATTACGGATCTGAGAACAACAACAATTGTCAGCGGCCGGACGGGTGGCGGGGCATTTTTTACGGTCTGGATCCAGAGGATGACCCGCTTGACCCTAGCAACTACATCAAATGCCAGCCCAGTTTGGGCGTAACGGTCAGTGTGCAGCAGATGCAGACACAGGTGTCTGCGATGATGGGCACACATGACCCCGAACAGGTGGCTGAATGCGATATGCAGCTGTTGTGTCGGCACAATGATCGCCTGGCTGGGAGCGTAGATCTAGCCATTCTGGATAGGCAGATGGCCGAACCGATTGACTGGGCAGCTCTTGCCGGGAACGTAGCGGTTTGCGCGGTCGATTTGGCAAAGGGGGGGTACGGCAAGCATTTAAACCTAACGAGCGCGTGTTTGGCAGTTTGGGATCCGCAAAACAGCCGATTCTGCTACCAACTGGTGCATTGGTGGGCTGGCAGCAACCTCGAAGCAGATGAAACATTAAGCCAACAGCCGCTCAGACGCTGGATTCACAACGGGCAGCTGCGGCAAATGCCCTCTGAAATACATGATTTGGCATTTATTGAGGGTCAATTACAAGCGTGGAAGAGTACGTATCAGCTGCGGCACGTAGGTGTAGACCCGCTGGCGCATCAACAATCCGCCTTAATTGATTGGCAGAAACGCGGAATATCCGTAAAAACTGTAGACCAGGGCATCCGAACCATGGGGCCAGCCTGGGCGTTGTGGGTTGATGGGCTTCGAGGCCGACGCATCGTGCATGATCCAGATGACGTACTGCGAGAAGCGTTAAAGGGGACGCGGGTTATTGTTGATAACGCAGGCAACACAAGGCCAGTAAAAGGGCGCAGCCAGGGAAACATTGATGCAGTAATAGCGAGCTGCATGGCAGCGTTTCTGTGCGAGCAGTATCAGGTTGCTATGGTAAGCAACTACGAGGGCGGTAATCTCGTATTGTAGTTGTTGCGCGCAATAAATATATTGCTACAATAACCGTATGCCCATCCCCACCGGCTGGCTAGGCAAGTTGACTGGTGTTTTCGGCCAATCGGCCACTACCAGCACCTTTGTCGGCAACATTGGTGACACCTTTCCCGATGACATTGTTAGCCGGGAAAAACTGGCATCGGTTGTGCGCGCAATTAAATTGATATCGGAGGATATTGCGCGTCTGACGGTTCGCACACAACGAGACGATCCAGACGATCCGGTTCAAGTGTCACACAAGGCAATTGACCTGCTGCAACACCAAGCTAACCCGTACCAGACTGGGCGAGAATGGCGGGCGTGGATGGTTTCGACCAGCATTTTGCGCGGTAGCAGCTATTCATACGTTGAGCGCGCGGCAAACGGCGAGGCGGTCAACCTGTGGCCGCTGTTACCTGGCCGCGTTACCGCAGTCTGGGGCGGGTTTTTTCTAGCACCAAAATGGCTGCTCGATGGGAGAGAAATTGACCCGCACGAAATCATCGTGCTGATGTCAGGCCCAGGCAACCACAACAATCCGTATTTGTGCGACAGCCCGCTCACAAAGTGCGCCCCGGCACTGACATTGGCAGTAGTTCAAGAGCGGTGCGCCTTGGCACTAGCCGCAGCTGGTCGCATGGGCAAAGTAAGCATTACCCATCCCGGCACATTGAGCACGGCCGCTAAGCTTGATTTGTTGGACACCTTTACTCGAAAACACATTAGCCCAGAAGGCGCAGCGCGCCCGCTCGTGCTAGACGAGGGTGTAAAGGTAGAGCGATTGTCCGATGGCAACACTGGTTCGCTGACAGAAGACAGGCGTTTTTCCATCATGGAAGTAGCGCGCGCGCTCAGTATCCCGCCCCAAATGCTGTTCCAGGGCGATGCTGGCTCGTTAAACAGCCAAATTGAGATGATGCGACAGTACGTAGAAACAGCTGTTCAGCCCTGGTGTGTCAAGTTTGCCGACGCAATGCGTACCAAACTTCTTCCATCAGGGCTTCGATTTGCGTTTGACCATCACGCACTGATGCGCGGCAATCTGCGCGATACTGCCAGTGCGCTGAAGGACTTGAGCAGCACGGGTGCTGTAACGGTTAACGACGCACGGGAAATGTTGGGACTGCCCGAGGATTTGACTGGCGGCGATCAACCCATACAGCCAAGCGTCGTAGCACGGGAATAACCACATGGAATATCGCAACTTTGTAATCCGTAGAGAAGACGCAGACGGCCTAAAACTGTGTGGCTACGCAGCTCGTTACAACACACCCAGCCTGCCCATGCGAAACGGAGCCGGAGCAGAGTTTGTAGAGGAAATTGCATACGGGGCATTTGACCGATCGCTGCAAAATCCAGACGTGTCATTCCTATGGCAGCACGATGGCAAAATGCCCCTTGCAAGCACACTCAGCGGAACGCTGAATCTGCGTAACGACGAAGCTGGTTTAGCCTTTGAGGCAAATCTGCCAGACACACAGTTAGCGCGCGATGCAGTAACGCTTGTGCGAGCTGGTGTTGTGCGGCAGATGAGTTTTGGTTTCTTTGTCCGACAGGCAGACGAAACAACGCCGGGAAAGCGCATCCTGAAGGATTGCGACCTACGCGAGATCTCTCTAGTTGAACGAGCGGCCTACCCCGCAGCTGGGGCTTCTGCTCGTTCTATCCCATTTGCAACAAAGCAGCGTTACCAAACACTGCTACGGCTGCGGAGGGCACCGAAATGAAACAGAAACTGTCTGATTTGTACGCTCAGCGCAAGTCCAAGGCTGACGAGCTGGAAGGCATCATCAACGGCGGTCACGACAAGAACGCTGAGGAGCGGTTGAACAACGGCCTAGCCGAGCTGGAGGGCCTTGATTGGGAAATCCGCAAGACCGGTGTGCGCGACCGGATCGATGCAGGCGGAATTGTTCCGCAGGCGGTGATGGGCACTGCTACAACTGATATGCGCACAGAAGTGCGCGATTTCTTTGCTGGCGGTTACAAGAACGGTGGCAAGCTCGAACTGCGCGCTACTGCTACTTCAAGTGTTGGTGGCACCACAACTGTTGCAGATCCAACGTTCACTCAAAGAATGGACAGAGATAGCGTCGTGTTTCGGCTGGCAACTGTGACAAGCGTTACCAGTGGTGCGCCTGTTCGGTTCTATCGTCAGGATAGCTATATGTCTTTGGAAACATCCGTAACGGCGCAAGCCGGTGCGTATGCATCGAAAGACATTGCTGGCGAAGCTGTCGATTTTACGCCAACCAAACTGGGCATTGTGACAGCGGTTTCAAATGAAGCATTGCGCGATATGCCATTCGATGTCGCCAGCGAAACGATTCGTCAGCACGCCGAGCTGCACGGGAATCAGTGGGAAAACAATTTCTTCCTGGGCACTAACAATCAGAGCCTTACAACGGGCTTCAACACGTACAATGCGTTTGCCAGCCAATCGGTGTGGGATTGGGGCGGCACCACCAGCACAACTGCTGGCAACAGCCTCACCTCCAATTTGCAAGGTACTACAGCGGCAACTAGCGTCACGATTGCTGATGCTGTTTCAGCGGTGTACGGTGCAGGCCTGCGGCCTCAGTATCTGGCCAATTCCTGCTG